TGGGCGTACACGCTGGTTCGCAACGAGGAGACGATGGTGCGCTATTGGGCGCGCTATTACCGCGCGTTCTGCGAGCGCGTCATCGTCTACGACGAGTCCTCGTCTGATCAGACGTCTGCTGTGGCAAGTGCTGAAGGGGCCGAGGTGCGCCAGTATTTCGGATCAGAGCATCTCGACGATCTGGCGTTCATCGCATTTGCCCAGCAGACGTACCCCGAGGCGCGCAGCCACGCTGACTGGGTCATCTGGACCGACGTCGACGAGATCGTCTGGCACCGCAACCTCATCGGTCACCTGACCGATATGCAGGCGCAGGGTGTTACAGCGTTACGTACCGAGGGCTACTGCATGCTGGCCGCCGAGCCGCCATCTGGCCCGGGTCAGATCACCGACCTGATCAGGCGCGGCATTCCAGTGAAGAACTACGCCAAAGTAGCGGTGTTCAGGCCCGAGCTCGACGTACGCTGGACGCCTGGTAAGCACGACGCGGATATTCGCGACGTCAGGTGGGATGACGGTTCAGACCCGATCAAACTGTTGCACTACCGCTGGCTGGGTGACGCGTGGTTCAGAGCGCGCAACGAACGGAACTACAACGCGCTCAACCAGGTCAACCGTGAACGTCTGCACGGTTTAGAAACCTACCCCGACTTCTTCGGATATCTGAGTCCGCAGTGGTTCGTTGGTCAGACAGAGGTCGCACGTGACGTTGTCTGTTGAGAACGGCGTCCGAACCAGGGCGTACGACCCGTGCGACTACAACGACGTCGCGCGGTTGCTCGAGGCTGAAGGCTGGCTGCACGCGCTGCCCACGCTGGCCGACGTCGATATGTATGGCACGGCCTACGTCGCGCTCAAGGACTCTGAGATCGTCGGCTTCGTGCGCGCGCTCAGCGACGGGTATGCGGTGACCTACATCGCCGAGATCGTGGTCGAGCCACGCTACCGCGGTCAGGGCATCGGCAAAGAGTTGCTGCTGGCCGTGCAGCTCACCTATCCGACTTCACGCGTTGATCTGCTTGCCAGCGAGCCCGCTAAAGGGTTCTACGAACGGGTTGGCTATACCGCTAAACCCGGCTATCGAAGGTGGCCTCAATGATCCCGCTTTTTAAGGTCTTCATGAGCGAGGACGCGCCGGCTCGCGTCGGCGAAACGTTGATGTCTGGCTACATCGGGGAAGGGCCACGCGTACAGGAGTTCGAGGTTGCCTTCGGTAAGCTGGTTGGTACACCGTACGAGCCTCTGGCCCTGAACTCCTGTACGTCGGCACTGGACCTCGCGCTACACCTTTGTGGCGTGGGGCCCGGTGACGAGGTGATCTCCACGCCTATGACGTGCACCGCGACGAACGGGCAGGTTGTCACGCGCGGAGCAAAACTAGTCTGGGCCGACGTCGATCCGATGACTGGCTTGATCAGACCGATCGACGTAGCCCAGAAGATTACACGCAAAACCCGTGCCATCATCGCCGTGGACTGGGCCGGCCGGTCCTGTGACTACGACGAGTTGCGCAAGCACGCATGGAACAGCGTAGGCCACATCCCGGTCATTCAGGACGCGGCGCACAACCTGTTCGTCGATATGAAGCACCGTGGCGACTACGTGTGCTGGTCGTTTCAAGCGATCAAGCATCTGACTACCGGTGACGGCGGGGCGTTCTTGCCGCCGCGACACATGATGACTCGAGCCAGGTTGCTGCGCTGGTACGGCCTCGACCGGCTGAGCTCGTCTGACTTCCGTTGCGCCCAGAATATCCGCGAGGCTGGATACAAGTACCACATGAACGACATCGCCGCGTCGGTCGGACTGGCCAATCTGCCACATACGGCGTGGGTGGTTGAGCAGCATCGAAAGAACGCGGCGTGGTACGCCGAGAGCCTCCGCGACGCGCCGGGGATTATGTTGAACCCTCCTCCAGACCCTGACGCGTCGTGGTGGCTGTACACGCTGCTGGTTAATGATCGAGCGGAGTTCATCGCGTATCTGGCTGAGCGCGGCGTGGCTGCGAGCCCGGTCCATCGGCGCAATGACGAGCACACGGCGTTTGCGTTCTACAACGGGCGCCTCCCCGGCGTGGACTACTTCGCTGACCACGAGGTGGCCATACCGGTTGGGTGGTGGCTCTCAGAGCAGGACCGCGCGCACGTGGCAGAAACAGTTCTGGCGTGGTGCAAGAGCCGTCAGCCGGCTATGGCGGCCGTATGAGCCTTGTCCGCTTTCCTGTCCAACCAATGCGCACGAAGCCAAAGCCGAAACCAAAACCCAAGCCGAAGCCGAGGCCCTACTGATGGCGAATAGTTACGCCACGCACACCGAGTTGATGAACCGGCTCGGCCTAGAAGAAAACGATAGGCATGAAGGCATGCTGATCGACGTCCTCGAGGCCGCATCACGCTGGATCGACATCGAGTGCGAACGACGGTTCTTCACCAACTCTACGCCTGAGACGCGTTACTACACGCTCGCCTATCCGTACGGTAATGGCGGAACTAAGATTGAGATCGATGACTTTGTCGGCACGATCACGTTGCAGACCGACAATAACGGTGACGGTGTATACGAGACAACATGGACGGCCGGTACCGACTACTGGCTAAGTCCCAAGAATGCGGTTCTGGACAACAAGCCATATACGTGCATCAACCGTACCCAGCTCACTGGCAGGTACTACTTCCCCGGCTACGAGTACGGTATCTCAGTAACCGGCACGTTCGGCTATTCCACCCTCGTCAACCGTCCGACGAATATCCGCGAGCTGTGTATCAACGTCGCACTTATTGCGCTCGGATATTCCACATCAGTGGGATCTGTCAGCCTGGCCGGGTCGAGTAGCTCGTCCTCGAGTGTGAGTGGACCCCTGGTTATTCCTGGCGTCTCGTCCTACAGGATTGGACAAGAGCTTGAGGTCAAGCTTACCGACTCATCATCGTTCGTATCGGCGGTCAATTCACTCAACAGCGCTTCTCTGCCGATGTCTTGCCGAAACATCATCGACCTCTACACCAAACGCAGACTGGTCATATGACGTTCCCACTCGACGTGACCAGTCTCAAGGCAGCGGTCAACTCGACGCTGGTCACGACAGCGACGATACAGCGACGGACGTTTACTTCTGACGGGGCCGGTGGGTTTACCGAAACGTACCCGGTAGTGGATACGACGACGTGCTCGTTTGAAGCTGCTCAAATTACACCGCTGGAACGAGAGAACGCAGTCGGTATTCAGACGATCTCCTATTTCAATTTCGTTTTCCCGGCTGGCACTGATATCCGTTCAACCGATCGCATTGTTATTGGTTCTCGCACATTCGAGGTCGTCGCTCCACGGTTGGGCAGCCTGGAGATTGATCGACGGGTTCTAGCCCAAGAAATCTACTGACGGGAGTCTTGATCAGATGGCTCGTACGACCTTTACCGCCACGACGACGGCAGCTTCGGGTACGGTGCTGGCCGCCGCAGCAGCGGTCGACGGATCTAACGGCAACGACTGGACCAATACCGGCCGCGAGTTGGTCGAGATTACCAACTCGGCCGCGTCGTCCATTACTGCCACGTTCATCACCAACGGTACGTATACGGTTGGGTCGACGGCGTATGCGGTTAACGATCTGACCGTAGTGGTTGCGGCCGGCACGACGAAGGTATGCGGCCCGTTTGACCGTACGCTTTTCAGTGGAACGGGTACCACTGTTCAGGTTGACTGGTCAACAGGAGCCGGTGTCCTTGCTCGTGTGATCACACTCGGGAGTTCCTGAGTGCCGATTACGCTGATTGTTCGCCGGAACGACATTCCCAACGTCAAGGCGAGGATTGCCGACAAGAACGTCGACGCAGTGCGGGATAACGCTCACTTCATGCGTGATTACGCGCAGAGCATTGCACCAGTGCGGACTGGAGCGTTCAGAGCCTCGCTGTACGTCAACTTCCAGGGCGAGCAGACCGAGTCTGATTACGGTCAGGCTGCAGCACGAGCGTTGCAACTCAACCCTCGGGCGAGGATCGTTCCGGAGCAGCAAGCAGCACTACTCGATCAGAATGTCAATCGCTTTCGTAATCCACTCGGACAGTTCACACAGCCAGAAGCGGTTGTGTCGTCGGCAGTCGAGTACGCGCTGTACCTCGAGGAAGGTACTGTTCATAACTCGCCGCGGCCAACTCTTCGTCAAGCTGCACTCGCCACAGAGCCTCGGTTCAAGACCGACATGGGTAAAGTCGCGGACTGATGCCCGCCGAGCTCGCCAGAGTCAATCAGTGGATGTACTCGACTCTGGCTGCCGATACCGCGATCTCCAACGTGGTCGGCTCGAGGATCTACGCGGAACAGGCACCACAGGGTGCGTCCTACCCGATGGTGCTGTTCGCGCACATCGGCAATATCGACGTGACGCGAGCCATGAACAACGGTCGCCTGGCGAAGGTGATCTACCTCGTGCGAGTCGTCGGCGAAGGGTTTTCTGTATCGGGTTCACTTCAGACGGTTGCCGATCGATTCGACCCGTTACTGCTGGTCAAGAACGTTACGGTGGACGGCGTCAGGATTGCTTACGTTCAGCACGATCAGCACCACATCCGCAAAGACAGTGAAAACGGGATTCCCGTTTCGTATCTCGGTTCGTACTATCTCATCTTTTGCCAGCCGGCAGACTAAGGAGTAGCGCGTGGCATCTTTCAATCATGGCAACATCGCTGAGTTCTCATTCAGCGGCAACGACCTCGCCGACTGGGTGACCAACGTCTCGACCGATCTTCAGCGCGAGATCAAGGACGTCCGGCCCATTGGCGGCAACGCCGTGTCGAAGGTTGTTGGACCGTACGCTGGCACGATCAGTGTCGAGATGGCGTACGACAAAGCACTCGACGCCATTCTGGCGCCGATCTTCCTGGCCGCCACGCCTGCGGCTGCCGCGTTCACACATGGGCCGTCAGGTGCGGGTGGCACGAACCGGACTATTGCAGGCAACGCGCTGATGGCAACGTACCGTGGACACGAGCGGTAGTGACACGGCAGGTATCCGCATGACCCTGGCAGTGGTCGGCACGGTCACGAATACATAAGGCACGTCATGTCTGATCAGAACGGATTTCTCTCGGAGGAAGAACTCCTCAATTTTGATGACATCCAGGAAGAGGTGCTGACCATCCCTGAGTGGGGCAATAAGAAGGTGCGGGTTCGAGCGCTGACACTTGAACAGATGACTGCGCTCGCTAACCGGGTCAGCAAGCGAGATCCGCGCGGCGGGCCAGACATCATCGACCGAGAATTGTCTGTCACGCTCACGCTCCACTACGGGATGGTCGAGCCGAAGATCAAAGCCGAGAACCTTGCCCGCTTGAAGGCGAAGAACGCAGCGGTGATCACGCGCATCGTCCAGGCGATCAACGCGCTTGGTCCGACGCAGCAGGCGATTGACGAGGCCGCCAAAAGCGATGAGGCGGGACTCAATGGTGCGATTTCAGTACTCGCTAGCCCGCGAGTTACGGATGACGCGGAGTGAGTTGCTGCGCACGATGTCCACGGCGGAGCTCATCGATTGGATAGCGTTTTTCAAGCTTGAGCAGGCCGACCAGCAGCGACAGATGGAGGACGCCCAGGACAAGGCTGAGGCGCAGCGTGTAGCACGGCGAATGGCGGGGATGCGTTAGCGCGTGGCTACGTCCATTGCCGACCTGTTCATCAGCGTCTCGAGCGACGTCTCGGGCGCGATCACCGGTCTGACAGATGTCGATCAGAAGATCAACGGGACGTCAGCCTCGATGCAGTCAGCCGTGCCGGCTGCGCTTGCGCTTGGTGCCGCCGCTGGCGTGGTTGGTGCAGGATTCCTCGACGCTATAGGCGAGGCAACCAGTTTCGAGAAGCAGATGTCTGGTGTAAAGGCAGTGCTTTCACCAGACGAGGTGAACGTCTTCGGCGCGGCGTTGACTGATCTTGCGCTGAAGCTAGGCAAGGAAACGGTCTTCTCGAGCAACCAGGCAGCCGCAGCCATTGAGGAACTGGTCAAGGCTGGCGTGCCGGTACAGACAGTGCTCGAAGGAGGCGCGGCTGCCGCTTTGAGTTTGGCAGCCGCGACTGGCACAGATGTAAGAGACGCGGCTACGTTTGCCGGCGTTGCGCTCAATACGTTCCACCAGACTGCTGATCAACTGACGAATACCGTAGATACGTTGGCTGGTGTAGCGAACGCATCGGCTGCGGACATTGGCGATCTGCGACTTGCGTTTGCGGCCGTAGGCCCGGTCGCCGCGTCGCTGGGGCTGACCTTTGACGATACCGCCATTGCACTGGGCGCGTTCGCGGACAACGGACTCCGCGGCTCAGATGCTGGCACGTCACTCAAGACGATGTTGCTCAACCTCGAGCCAAGTACCAACAAACAAGTACAGGCGTTCAGAGACCTGGGCTTGATTACCGACGAGGCAGGCAACAAATTCTTCGACGCATCCGGTAACGCCAAGTCGATGTCCGACATCTTCCAGATTTTGAAGGACTCGACCGCCAACCTCACGGCTGAACAGAAGGTCAATCTACTTCAAACGGCGTTCGGTACTGATGCCGTGCGCGCGGCCACTATCGCAGCGAATGAGGGGGCCGAGGGCTTCAACAATCTGGCGGCCGGTGTAGACAAGATCAGCGCAGCCGAGGCGGCAAAGACGCGGTTAGACAATCTGTCGGGCTCGTTGAACCAGATGAACGGCTCGTTTGAGACGGTGCAGATCACCATCGGGACGCTGTTCCTACCGGTCCTGCGCGGGATTGTCGACGCGGTGACAGGTGTACTGAATGCCTTCTTGTCACTCGACCCAAGCATCCAGACGGTCATCGTTGCAGTCGTAGGAATTGCTGGCGCACTGGCCGGACTTACTGCGGGGTTCATCTTGCTGCAACCGCTGCTGACATCGGTGGGCGCAGCGTTCGGTATTCTCGCTGGTGCCGCGGCCCCGTTCTTACCGATTATTGCAGCCCTCGGTGTGGCAGCCGTAGCACTATTCGCGGCGTGGCAGACAAACTTCGGCGGCATACGCGATGTCACCGAGCAAGTCTTCGCTGCGATACAGCCCGCGTTTACGAACATCCAGAACTTCGTAACGCTGGTGAAGGACTCGCTGGCTGCTGCGTTTGGAAACGTCTCGACCGCATCTCAGCCATTTCTCGACCGGCTCAACGAACTAGCGACAGGCGTGCTGGCTCAATTGCCAGGTCTTGTACGGTCTGCCGGTGATGCATTCAACAGTTTGAGCGAGATCATCCAGAGTGTCTGGAATGCTATCCAGTTGATTGTTACGGGTGACTTCACTGGTGGTATTTTCGGTCTAAACGAAGACGATCCATTTATCGTTGCACTGATCGCAGCACATGACGCGCTCGATGCAATTGGCATCGCGATCAGGGTGCTACTCGGTCAAGGCGTGGATTTTCAGGATCTGCTCAGGCTTGATCCGACTGTTGTCAACGCACTGACCGATCTTCGTCAAGGCATCAATTTCATCGGTCAAGCCATCGAAGATCTACGCAATGGTGATTTCGAGGGAGCGCTCACAGCGTTGCAGGGAGCACTTCTATCGTTCGCGCAAGGACTCTCCGGGTTGGGCCAACGGGCTGTCCAAGCTATTCAGGACGCGATCCCTCTGATCGTGGACGCCATCAGCACATGGGGTCCGGTCTTACTGGACGCGGGACACTTCCTTATTAATCAACTCCTCGCAGGGCTTGCAGAGAGGTTTCCGCAGTTTACAGGTTTCTTCGAGAACCTGCGAATAGCCTTTGATAATGCGTTCAACGGGATATCAAAGGTGGTGGACCTGTTT